GCTGGTGTAGCACAGTGGTAGTTGCACTTCCTTGGTAAGGAAGGGGTCGGTGGTTCAATCCCACTCACCAGCACCAAAAATCTTCAGCGCGATTAACTCAGTGGTAGAGTTCCGTCCTGACTCGACGGATGTCGGGAGTTCGAATCTCTCATCGCGCACCAAGCCCTGGTGGCGGAATCGGTATACGCACTACGTTGAGGTCGTAGGTTTTGCGGGTTCGAATCCCGCCTAGGGCACCACTTGACAAATCCAAAATGGTGTGTTATAATATTGTTTCGTTAAATAAACTCATCCCGAGGATTTACTATGAATGACTTTGAATACAACAACGAGGAAGAAGCTGAGATCGCTCAGATCCTTGCTCTACAACTAAACGCAAAAGCATTGGCCGAACATCGTGCCAAAATGCCCAAGGGTCCGAGTTTGGAAGAGTGTGAAGAATGTGGGGAAGCTATCCCCAAAGAAAGACAGGTCGCTGTGCCAGGAGTTACTATGTGTATCTACTGTCAAGAACACAGCGAGCGTATGAAGAGGCTTTACGGCAAATGACTTAAGGAGTAAATGATGGCACGAGGTCGAGCTCAACTAACTGACAAACAAGAACGTATCATGGTGCAGAGCCAACTAATGGGACTAGGTACCAGTGATATGATCAAAATCGCAAACCGAATGAGAGCTCTCGACACAGAGCGTGAGTTCAAAAGGACTGTAGATCAGTACTGTGCCGATTTTACTTTCGAGAAGAAAGATTATCTTCACTACGTGATTAAAAACCAGAAGGGCCGTGTCTTTGAATGCAAAGGTAAGCGCCACTGGGATCGCTGGGCTTATAGGACTGACTGGTCTATTGAAGTTACACATCCAGGCACACGCCTAAAGCCTAAGGTCGTTAAAGACGTAAGGCTGCACGAAAATAGTGATGAAATCGCTCGTGCTTGTCCTAATGGCGAAAAGGTACTTTATCGTCTAATGAAGTTCATCAACCAGAGAGGATTGTAAAATGAATCCGTGGATCCAAAATGTGTCTCTCAGCGATGTTAAGAAAGGTCATCACATCGATGCGGGTATTAACTCTATGCTGATTCAGATCGTCGATCCTGCTATGGAGTTTCCTACTCCTAGCTACCAGTTCAGAGAAGTGCATCAGTTCGAGTTCCTTGACATCGAGGAAGATGGAATGACTAACTTCGGCGACGGTAAAATGGTCGACATGAGCGAGTTCGCTATCACACAGGCACAGGCCGATCAACTGGTAGAACTTCTACAACGTGCATTTGAAAATCGTACGAATGTTGTTGTTCACTGTGTAGCAGGTGTTTGTCGCTCAGGTGCTGTCTGTGAAGTCGGTGTTATGATGGGATTCCGTGATACTGAAGCTTTTCGCTCACCTAATCTCTTAGTCAAGCACAAGATGATGAAGAAGCTAGGATGGAGTTACGACGAGAACGAGCCCCACACCATCAACGGTTACACGACCGAGTTTGGGATCGTTCTTCCTAAGACTGTAGATTGGACCGACGACAACGAAAAGGTCTTTACACTGGCTGCAGAGCGTAGAGAGCGTAGAGAAAGAGAAGGTGATATATGACCAAAACTGTATATCTAAACAGGAAAGATCTAGAACAAGTTTCAAAAATCTTAGACAAGTTTCCAGAAGTTAATAGTTTCTCTATAGAACAAGATAACTCATCTGGAATCGGTGACATTACTACATTAAAACTCAATACTAATATCGAAGGTATACGTGGAGAGTTTTCTGTAGAAATCAGCGGAATCGAAGACTGGTAAATGGTTGACAAATATGCATATTGGCTATATAATAGCAGTATGTATAAAGTAAAATGGAATGACGCAGGGGGTAGAGCCTGCGAGGAAGAAGTAGAAACACTATCACTGGCACTAACAAGATCTAAAGAAATAGGCTTATTTGTAAAAATAAACGGCGACGATTTCGAACTGGTTGGTGTATTTGGAACAGATTCTGTCAAGGACGGTAAACTACCGGACGGTACAGATTACACATGGATGAAAAGGAGACGGCAATGAAACGAGTGATTGAAATCCGTGCCGCAGAGGGCGGAGAAGATAGTAAACTGTTTGTCAGCGATCTCGCGCAGGCATACACAAAACTAGGAATGAAACTGGGCTGAACAGCTCGCCTGATAGATGTACGTCCTGGCGAGTGTTCAATACTTGTAGAGGGCGCAGATCTATCCGGCTTAGACAACGAGCCCGGTGGTCATAGAATCCAGCGAGTGCCTCCGACCGAACGAAAAGGTCGTGTCCATACCAGCACCGTAACCGTTGCCGTCATAGACCGCACTACGGAAATCGAATCCGTAGCTATCAACCAAAATGATCTAAAGATTGAATGGTATAGCGGAACAGGTGCCGGTGGGCAATATCGGAACAAGCACCAAAATAGCTGCCGTATCACACACCTTCCTACAGGTATTATATCCAAAGCAGAATGTCGTAGTCGCCAAAATAGCCTAGCAGAAGCTGTGGCTAGTCTACAACAACGCATTGACTCCGAGCTGAAAAGATCGTATAATAATAGCATAGCAAGTGATAGACGCCAGCAGGTTGGTTCTGGTATGCGAGGTGACAAAATCCGCACATATCGTTTCCAAGATGACAATGTCCAAGATCACTTGACGGGCAAGAGAGCTAAATGTTCTCAGGTCCTCAAAGGCAACCTAGATCTACTCTGGAGATAAAATGATATTGGTCTATTTGATAATCGGTACTGCAATGATGTTCCAAAGCGGAATGTTTTACAGCGCATATAAGATCGATCGTGTCGAAGGCAAGTTCAATCGCAAGATGTTAATCTGGAGCATAGGACTAGGCCTATCTAGTTTGTATTTTTTAATTTCTATGATCGGAGCAGCAAATGGCTATCGAGTATAAGTTCATTGGTTGGTGCAAAGACGATTTTGAAAATCACGATAAAGTCTGGGGTATCATCAAGCTCACAGGCGATCGTTGGGATGGGGACTATGTAAGCTTCTGGGGTCGTCGTGGTAAAAAGCTACAGACTAAAATGCACAAAGATGAGTCTGATTGGCAAATGCTACGTCTTGCAGAAAAGAAAGAAGACAAAGGTTACAAGAAGATCGATCGCAACCAGTTAGATACAGTCTATCCTGAGTTTCAAGAAGATTTGGAAAAGACTGCATTTTGGGCTCTGTTTAAGGTTTAATATGGCTAAAGAACTTCCGGAACATCGTGACAAACTTGGTCGTTTACTCAAGGTAGGCGACTGTGTTGCTTACCCTGGTAGCAATACACTGATCATTGGAACCGTTAAAAAACTGAATCCCAAGATGATCGGAGTGGCCAGAGTAGGACAAAAAGGTTGGGGACCTAGCAACAAATATCCTAGCGATCTAGTTTTGTTAGAAGGTCCCGAAGTTACAATGTATTTGATTAAGAATACAGGAAGTTGACAATATGGAAAAAGATAATAGTGTTCCTAGTCACACCATTGAAGCACTAGATCGATATTGGACTCACGGGTATGAACCTGGTAGTTTTTTAGCCGCTCTACTCTGTGGGGATGTCTATAATGCTATTGTTCGCGCTGACCCGTGGAACAAAGAGTCTCTTGGACATATTGTGTACTATATTGTACATAACGCACCTAGAGGTAGTTACGGTAGTCCGGAGCTCTATCAAGATTGGGTTAATCGCGGTGAGAGATTCCAGTGGTACCAAAAACAACGTGTGGTTGACATTTTGAGCACACCATAGTATAATAGGATATTAAACAATGAAAGGAGGGCATAATGAAGGTCATAAAACTAGACCGCAGACACAATCTGTATCACAAAGGCTATCGCTATGCCTTCTTGATCAACAGATTTACTGAAGAATCTAACAAGATAGAAAAGGCTGTAAAAGAGTTAGAAGGTTGGCGCTGGGATATGACATTCTGGGGCAAGCCAAAGAAGAACGCCTGGGGCTATGATAGCAGACCCTACTATGTAGGAATGAAAAACGAATCAACTGCTACTATGGCTCTGTTAAAGATGTAAGGAGGGCACTATGCCTAGCGTGTTTTTAGTCAGTGATACGCACTTTGGCCACGCTGGCGTGTGCCGTTTCACTCGAGAAGATGGCTCTAAGTTGAGACCGTGGACCGATCCTGCAGAAATGGACGAAGCTATGGTTAAGGCTTGGAACGAAAGAGTTAAGCCCACGGATAAGGTCTACCATTTGGGAGATGTTGTTATCAACCGCAAGGCCTTGTCAACGTTACGCAGATTGAACGGTGACAAGGTGTTAATCCGTGGTAATCACGATATTTTTCGTGATACAGAATACGGACAATACTTCCGAGAGTTACGTGCTTACCACGTTATGAACGGAATGATATTAAGCCATATTCCAGTACACGAAGCATCGTTAGGTCGATTTGGTGTAAACATACACGGTCACTTACACGCAGGTCGTGTAAAAAAGGCTCGTGGTGTTGATGCTCGTACAGGAGAAGTTTTGTACAGCGATGAAATCGATACTCGTTATCACTGTGTTTGCGTAGAACAAACACCGGACTTTGCTCCTATCTTGTTTGAAGACGTTATAGCACGTATCAAAGCAGAGGGCGGTGAAGTAGGGTTCAGGAACGGAAACGGTCCTACGATGTGACATTATCTACGTACTTAATAGGACTCTTCGGAGTCCTATTTTTTTGGCTGGCATAAATATAATGAGTATCTTGAAACCAGGAGTTTTACACTATGCCATTACAGATTCGCAGAGGCACTGATGCTGAAAGATTAGCCTTGACACAGCCATTAGCTGCTGGCGAGCTAGTATACACCACCGACGGACATCGTTTATACATAGGCGATGGCACGACCATGGGCGGTATAGGTATCACAGGATATACCGATGAAGACGCCAGAGACGCTATAGGGACAGCACTAGAAGCGGGCAACGCTAACAATACAGGTATAACTTTTACCAAATACGATGCACAAGACAAAATCGTAGCTACATTAAACGGGCTATCACAAAATATAGCATTAAACGGTCATAACATTACAGGCACAGGTAACATCGTTATCAGCGGTAATGTAAAAGCCGATTTCCAAGGATCGTTGTATGCTGACGATTCAACAAACATCATTAACGGATACCTAGGTACCGTTAATCTAAACAATACTATCGACGACCACGCAGTACCAAGAACAACCAACGTAAACGATCTAGGAACTATTTCTAAAAGATTCCGTGAACTATATCTGGGCACAGGACTTGATATCGGCGGTTATGCTATTAGCGTTAGCGGATCGAGCCTAAACCTTCCAGCAGGAACGACTGTAGGGGGAGTGCCTATTATCAGCAATGCAGGCGCAACTTCTATCAAGCGTGATATACAAGGTTCTGTATTTGCTGACGATTCTACACTACTAGTAGATGCTGTCATGGGTAGAATCACTGGTCCTGTGTTTGCAGATGTTACAGGTAATGTCGTAGGTGATGTGC